CGAGCCTAAGGCCAATGATTTTTACTGTTTCTTTCATATTTCTTTGTCTTCTAATAATCTATATACCTCGATTTCGTCAATATCGTTACCTGAGTCTATGAATTTATCGCAGAACTCTATGCGCCTCTGGGATTTCATAAACATTGTGCCAAATTCTAAGCGCGAGTACTCGAATAATATCCCTCTTCGTGGATGCAATGGAGAATCCATGTCAAACCTATTCTCATCTATCTGTGGAAGGTATTTTAATAAGTATATTGTCTCTATTTCCGGGTAGGACAATAATTCCCCAGTGAGCTGATGACAATGTTGCTCAAATACTGATGCCCTTTTCTTCTGATATGGCACAGTTGGAGAGAACAGCCAATTCTTTTCTACACCCACCACGCATTTAACCTCAATTAGCGCTTTTATATTTCCACCAATCATTAGAAAGGAATCAGGGCTGGAGCCGAATCTAGCCCAATCGACCCGCTTGAAGATGATATCATCGTAGTCATCTGAGCAGGACACTATATCCCCAATAAGCTGATTACTTTCTCTCAGCCATTCGAGGGCTAATGGTTCATTTTCTATGCCAATACTCATTGGCCTGGAATAAACAGGGTCTTCTGGAACCCCCCATAACCTTTGCTTCTGTATTTCATAAAGGTATGATTGTGTCGTTTTGCCTATTTTTTTACCCGGTTCGCCAAGTTTTTCTAACTCGGATGCAGTTATGTAGCCAATCCTGGCTTGTAACCACCGCTCTCTTTTTTCTTCGTTAATCATTTCTTCTTTATTAAGGCTTCACGAATATCATTTGGGATGTCGTAGTATTCCTCAAGCTGCTCTATTGTGCCACTTTTTAGGAATTTAATAGCTGCCGGCATATCCGCATCAGAGAATTTCTTTTTTTTCTTTTCCGACATCGGTTGTGTTGCTGGCAATTTGGATATCCGCAAGCCATCCCCGATTCGCGTAGGTTCATAAGTGAGCCTAACTGGCATATCTTTAATAGCTAACAGGTCAAATCCACCGATTCCAGCAAGCTTAATTAGCCTCTCTTTATTCACCCTGTTGAGTACCATCGGGAGTTTTGTGTATGGGTTTTCTTTAAATAAGGCCACAAAGACAGCCTTCTCTATCCCATTTACAACCTCCTTCTCCCTCCATTCAATATGGTCTATCACGATATACTCGATATCTTTTCCGTTGGGTAATATGAATACCCCACAGTGAGATGGGTTTCCCCCGGCTGTGTAGTGTATTTTTTGTATTTGTGTCATAGGTTTATGTATTTGTTTATGGTTTATGTATTTGTTTATGCATTCGGTTTATAGTTTTATATATATAAACCTCTTGCCTATTTTGATTTTTCCCCAAACATCGCTATTATTAAGCAGCGACGTGGCCTTCGTTCGCGAGTACTCTGTTTCTCGTATGTACCCCTCAATGTCTGTAATCTCTCCGGTCTCAATGAGCTCTTTTACTTCTTGGATTAGTTTTTTTCTTTCCATTGCTTTGTTTTGTTAAATCGTCAAGGGCATCTTCTGTTTTTTCCGTCTTCAACCTCTCCTCTGCGAGTATTACGTCGTCTTTCTTCTTAGAAACCTTTTCTGGTTTTTTGTGCCCGAAAATCCTTTCCGCCGCCTCGAATATAGATTTTGTCATATCCACATTACAAAACAACGTGGTTGATAATCTAAATGCAGCAAACAATCCGAGTAACTCTTGGTTTGCCTTTTCTGATACAAGGTACGAAATAAATGCCGCCTGGTTTGTCCCGTGTAAAAAGCGGATTATGACATCTTTTGTCGGGGCATGAATTGAGACATCTTTCTTGGTGATTTCCACCACCCACCCATTAATGGCGTAGCTCGTTCTTTTCTTTGTTAGCATATTAAATAATTTATGATTCGATACAAAGATAAATAATAATTTTTTATTACGCAAAAATAATTACACATTTCTTTGTTTATTTAAAATATTTTTAATATTTTTGTAAAATTTAACATATCTATATTCTTATGAAGATAGAATCATATCTATTAAAGGAAACCTTCAAAAGAAGATGCACCTCTGGGTTGGGTAGTTTCCCCATCCGCCACTTCGATACAGGCACAGAAAAAGTAATGGAGCTTGATAACGGACAGTTCTTTGAGCTTAGCCAGTCCGACTTTCTAAATGAGCTATACCCGTCTGCTCATAAAATATTCTCGGTAGACTATCGTTCAAACAGAGCTAAGTTTCGTTACGATGTAAACAAACAAGAGAATGTGTTAGATGGATACGAGGAGGTTGAGCGGGTTGCTATTGGAATTCAGGATGCTGTTCGCAGACACAAAGTAACGCATACATTTGGAAATGATATGTGGTTTGGCTCCGAAGGAGACGAATCGAATGATGCGCTTGTATCAAAGTTCCGTAAGCATTGGAATATCACAGGAATGACTGAGGCACTCAAAGCTTTTGGTGCTGCCATCTTTGGGACAGGAGACTCCGCGATATACTTATTCACAAAGGACGGCAAGATAAAATATAAAGTCTTCTCTTATGAGAATGGCGATGTTATCAACATGACAAAAGACGAAGATGGGAATGATGTCTTTGTTCGCCTTTTTAGCTATAGGGGGCAACGTGCTGTTGAGTTATACACATCGTCGACTATCGAGTTATGGGTTAAAAATGATAAGGTTGCAGGGAAAGATGATTCTTCGTTACAGCGCTTTCTTAAAGCCGTAAAAGGCAAGCTATCAAGCAAGGAAAGCGAAGATGGCTACACCCTTATTAACACTACTCATCACAATTTAAAACAATGCCCTGTTGTATACCACAGAGAAAACGATGTCTGCTGGGGGGCAGGGCAGTCTACTATAGAGAGGATTGAGCGCATATTGTCAGACCTTGCCGAGAATAACAGATATTATGCTTATCAGATAATGTTCCTTCGGGGTGGTGTGATGAGCCTTCCGCCTGTTGGCAGAATGGGGAAGGTGATAGCGTCAAAGAGTGAGGCTGGCGACGCTAAGATTCTTCAGCCTGCTGATGCGAGCAACACATTCACTATTGACCTGACAAAAAATTTAGATTTACTATGGGAGACGCTCGGAATGGTTGTGTTGAAACCGGAAGAGCTTCGTGCTGGTGAGAACTCTGGGGCATTTATTCAGAATCTATATTGGCGTGAGCTGCAATGGTCTATGAATAAAATAGCCGAGCTGCATCCATTCTTTATCGAGCTAATTGATTTATTCAAACTATTCGTTGGAATTATAGAAAAAGACTCAATAGGGTATCAGAATATGGAGATGTCTTGGGTTCTCGAGCCTAAAGTTCCTAAGAACGCGCAGGAAGAAATTAATAACCTGGCTATCGCTAAAGGAGCAGGCATATCATCCGTTCGTACCTGCTCGGGGGAAATCTCATTTAATAACCCTAATGAATATGAGCGAATAATGGCGGAAATGGAGGCAGAAGCAAAGCGGCAAGAGGCGCTAATTAAGCCAGAGGAGCCAGAGGTTAAGCCAGAGGAGCCAGAGATAGACCCTCCTGATGCCGGGATAGATAATAAGGCAAAATCAAAGTAAGACGAAAAACCAATACATAAAAACATGAATATATCAGTTTTCATCTTCAATTACAACAAAAACGAAGGCGCAAGGATGTGGTATGATATCATGTCTAAGCACTTCAATACCCGTATTCTTGATAGTGGATCAGAACCGCCCTGCCATGGTGAAGGTGTGGTGCGTTACCCAAACATTTATTACGGCGGAATGTTCAATGAAGCTATGCGGCTAAGCGATGGTAGCGACTGGGTGTGTATAATAACATCAGACCTGGTTATTAATGATGCCAATAAAGAGAGAATCGTAAGCAGGATGCTCGAGGCTGTTAAAATATCTGAGATAGGTTGCTATCAGCCATCTTGTGATAAGCGAGGCAGGAGCCATTCGCATGGATATAACCAACCCGGAAACACGATGCGCCGAGTGCCATACTTTGAGGGATGGTTTCACCTTTTCCGCAGAGAATTAGGGTTCAATGTTGACTTGTCGCTCAATAGAAATGGCTGGGGCACAGACTTATATCTCTGCAAAAGAGCGATACGAAAAGGGTTAAGTAACGTTGTAGATGATTCTGTTATCGTGCTGCACCCCAGTGAGTCTGGATTAAATCCCTCCGAAAGTAGGGAGCAGATGGCTAAGTGGGCAGCAACACTACCCGATTGGGAAAACAAAATAAAAGTCGGTCTGGCAATAAACACATTTGAGGGAACAGAGCATATTGAATCAATAGTGCGAGAGATTCGTAGCAGTATAGATGAGGTTGTTATACTTATGCAAACCGAGAGTTATCTCGGAATACCCGCTGACGAGGCAGACATAAAAGAGGTGAAAACCCTGAAGCGAATAGGGCTTGTTGATGAGATTATCTACTTTCCTCGTATTCCATATATGCCACCAAGAGAACAGGAAACCGTTAAGAGAAATCAAGGGATGTGTTATCTGCAACAAAAGGGGTGCGATTATGTTATTGTCACTGATTCTGATGAGTTCTATACTAAAGCGCAATTTGATTACGCAAAGAATTATGTTCGAGAGTGGCTTCCTGAGGCGACATATTGTTACTATATTAACTACTATAAAGACGACCAGCATATTCTGCTGGATGACTGCTTCTGTGAGCGCGGAATGCAGCGAGGTGTGCCTTTTCTATGCAAAAGCGGATTACGATTCCAATTTTCGCTACCGACATCTATTCCTTCTGACCTGACAAGAAGGATTGCAAGTGGGAATATAACCGTGTTCCAAAGTAACACTATTCAAATGCGGCACTATTCTTATGTCAGGAAAAACATACGAAAAAAGGTTAAGGTATGGTCTCTTCGCTCCGGGTTTAGTGGCGAGGATTTTGACAGCATAGTAAGAGATTACGAGTCTTTTGATGGCTCACAGCGCTTCGTGTCGGTGCCTCACAAAGCGTATGGTAACAAGGTAGAGGTTTTACACATAAACGAATTGGGTGATGTTTATTCTAAGGAAATGTTCGGGGCGAGAAGAGGTTAACACCGAGATAGGAAACTGGTATAGGGTTGTATCTGCCAAGCAGAACCCATTAGAGTTTAAGACCATCTCGTCAAAACTACAATGCAACGGAAAGGTTAATCGCATCATACTCGGCGAAACTCAAAGCGTAGAGTTAAGCGTGGACGATAAGGCCTATATTATGACAGATAACGGAAAAACTTTCGATAATTTATCAAGATTTTGATAAGAAAGTTGCAAATGTAAAATATATTACATATCTTTGTAATCTATTCATGATATTTTTTAATTTTAATTAGGCAGCACACAGTCGAGAGATTGGGTGCTGTTTTTTTACCATAACTCGTAAAGTCCGGCATAATCACTTTCAATATACGTCTCTCTTTTTTTAAGCCTCGCATCCAGAAAGAATATTGTCACCATAGCCATGCAGTCTAAGTCGTCGGGAGATTCCCCTCTTGAGTGCTTGTATTCGTCTTTTGAAATAAAATAATATTTTCCTGTTGGTTTTTGTATTCTACGAAGACAGCCTATAGCCTGGTCTGTAATTATATCTATCAATGTGCTCTCCCTTGACCCCTTCTTTCCGTGCTTGAATACGGTGTTTTTATCTATTGCGATAGACATTTCCTGCGCATTAATCATTGCTGATAGCTTACCAAGCATCTGGGATCGCAAATTTACATATTGCTCAAATTTCAATATATTACCATCCTCGTCATACTCAGTAAGTGGCGAGGATTGCATAAGCACACCAACAACTCCCTTTAGGTAATCGTCTATGTAGTTTCCTCCACCTCCGGCATCTACAACTGTATGTTCCCTCCTAACCTTATATTTGATCATTAGGCTTCTTATCCATTGCGCCTTTTCTACCGCATCAGATGTGTATGTATATTCTATATTTATGCATTGATTCCCTTTAAATACCCAGCAACGTGATGCGTCCCCACCATCACCTATATCTATGCTAAGCCTTATGGTATTATCGCCATTCCATGGGTTGCTAAATAACTCTCTGATTTGAGCCTTCGTAATCATAGCCTCGGCATCCTCTGACTCTCCCCAGTATGAATACATAAGCTTTTTTCTCTCAGATTCGCCCAACTGGAATAGGTTTGCCACATTTCCACCCTTTGTGTTGTAAGTTAGTATACGGTTATCCATGAGGTTCCCAGGGATAAACGTGAAGGATTTTATCATATCCTCTGGTTGTAGTTCGGCATCTATCATCTTTTTGGTCATCTTGATGCTAATTTTATCCAAGACCTCTTGCTTCGTATTACCCCAGACAATATCCTCCACGGTCTCTCCTTGTATGGCAAAGTATCGCTTAACGCCTATTCTCTCTGGAATGACGTAATTATCATCTCCGATATACCAGTCTAACATCCTACGAGACCAATGCCACCCATTTGCATTAAGTGTGCATATCATTTTTGGTCTCATACCAGAGTTATCGCGGTTACGGGAGAACCAGTATTTCCATATCTTAAAAGTAAAGTTTGTAAGCTCATCAATAGCAATATATGATGCTTGCTTGTTTTTTGCTTTCTCTTGAGCCACCCGTTCTTGGCCTTCGCCTTGCAGGTTTAAGTGAGTAAGCTGTATAGAACATTGCCATGTGGGAAAATCAAAAGTAGGAGAGTCGGATGACGTGAATGAGCACCCGGGTATATCTAAATACAACCTTTTAGCGTCTGTTAAAATACCACCGCCGGCCTTTGTTTCGACAAGCTCCTTTTTCAGGATTATGGCCGAATATCCTGGCCTCCCAAGTCCTCGCATGGCTTCCATTAATATGCACATAGTTTTACCACTAGAAGCTTCGCCCCCACTAAATATTACATCTGCATCACACGTACATAGTGCTTCCTGAAATCCCGTTTGAGGTATAAAATCCTTATGGTCTCGTAGTTTTTTACCATCAACTTTTACCCACCCTCTTTTTTTTACGGTTGGTATACTTCGCTCTATTTTTGGGTATAATTTAGGCTTTTCTACGCCATCATTAATTATCTTAAACATATTTATGTGTTTTTTTAACAAAATTAACAAAATATTTGTTAATAAGCAAAATTATTCGTATTTTTGGAGAATTTATTGTGAGATCCACTAAATATAGAGAACCTATGAAATTTACAAAGACACAAGCCATTGAAGAAATCAAGGCGAAAATCGGTAAAAACGATTTAATGCTTAGCGATCGTAGTTTAGACGAAATATTAGAGTCCCTAATACCCGTCCTGACCACCGAAGAAACAGAACTTGACGCTTTCGTTACATCTACATTGCCTGTCTTTAGGACAGCTAATGGTAACTTACGCAAGGAAGTTTCCGAAAAGATTAAGCAAACAACTACCACACCAGCCCATGTTACTCAGAAGGATGAAGACCCCACAAAGGTGATTACAGAACTCTTGAGTAAGCAGCTTGAGCCTTTGCTCGGAAAGATTGCGGCCATTGAGGATGAAAAGACAATCGAGAAAATTAAAAAAGAAGCTCGATCGAAGTTCTTATCCAAGAGGCCGGATGAAAGATGGAAAAAGGCTTACGAAAAAGCTATTGAGAGGGGGACTCGTTCTGTCACAAAGGATAGCGATCCTGAAGAAATTGCGAAAGCAATAGAGGCCGACTATAATGACACCTTGTCACTTATCGGCAACGTAGAGGGATACACTCCTGTGGAAACAAAAGGAGGTGGTGGAGGAGGTGAGAACAAAGCGTTAAAAGAGGCCGCAGAGTTCCTTGAAGCCGAAGGGTTTATACCTAAAAAAGAATAGTCTCGAATTGTATTATTAACTTAATTTTACCAAAATGAGTTTTAACGTAAATGCTAAAAAAACTCAAACCTTCGGGGGTAACACCCCTGTTTGGCTTGAGGTTAGGGGCGTTAAGCCTGCCGGTGGAAGCCTTATAGATGCATATATCGAAGAAGGCCGCATTTATCCTGCTGGTACTCCGGTTTATCTCAATGGTATGGGTGGCAATCTCGTTCCTTTTGAAGTCTTTGAGCTTCAGGGTGACGTAAGTTCTGGGCAAGTTACCGTAAAGGTAGCCGCAGGATCTCTTGGCACCATACCGAATACTGATACCGTGTTTATGCTTATGCCCGCCACCGGTTGGGTTGGCGCAAAAGCTGCCGCCCCTTCCGCTGTGCAGATTGATGCTTCCGGTTTCTATGACCTGACCATTACTGCTAATGACTTCGGGGATGCATCGGAAGGCGATTTTCTCGTCATTGCCGACTCTAGTTCTGGAAAGACTATGATTTCCAAGGTCAACGGATTACTATGGAATGATATTGAAATCGAAGTCGGAGCAACTGCCGCCACTGGTGCTGTTGTTGATGATGGGAGGGTGCTCGCAAGCCGCATACCGTACATATCTGACTATGCAAAATCCGTATTGTCCAACATTCAATTTGAGGAGGAATAAAGATGAACACTTATCCGCAGACTTTTTATGACTTGTTATCCGCCGGTCTTGGTGCCAACGATAACAGGGCACTTCAGGGATTCCTTGATGATATTCTCGCAAGGAAATACAATGAACTGAATCTGGCAGGGTTCCCCTTTGCTTCCGATATGCTTATTGATTTCACTTATGAGCAAGTACGCAAGGAGCTGAAAATGAATGTAATGGCTACCTATGTAGACATTGACTCTCCCGCTATCCCGATTGGAACAGAGGGCGCACAACTTCAGACAGGAAAGATTCCTCGCATGAAGATGGTAGAATACCTCAATGAAGACAAGATTCGGAAACAAATTATCTTGGAACAACGCTTTGGTGCTACATCTAACAGGGCAAAACAAGCCGCACTTCGTAGTCTTTTTGTTACTACCGATAACTTGGTTGGAGGCCATACAAATTCCTTGACTTATCAAAGACACCAGATTGTGTCTACGGGTCAGTTTGCTTTAACAAACACAAACAACCCACGTGGTATTAAGGATGTATTCGCGGCTCACATTCCGACCGGCAATGTAAAAACAAAGACTAGCAATGATCGCTGGTGGACTGCCTTATCTAATGGCGTTTATTCGTCCGAAGGAAACTCTTGT